TTTCTAAGCATCCTTTGCAGGAAAAGATCGACGGGTTCCTTAGCGGGAACCCGGAGATCCCTCAAGAGGTACTGGCTCAGACCGCTCAACAGTTTGCGGAGAAACTAGAAAGGTTTAATGAGACCAGAGGACCGAAGAAAGGTCTACCATCTTTATCACAAATTGGTAAACCGTTCTGTCAGTTACACGCTGAGAAGATCGGTATGGCTAGGACACCTGAGTTACCTAGCTTTAAGATTAAGATGACCTACGGGGATATGACTGAGGTTATCGCAGTTGCTATCCTTAAGTCTGCCGGTGTTGATATCGTAGCCTTGAATCAGAAGACCCGGCTTGAGACACCATCAGGAGATCTTAACGGAGAGTTCGATCTGATGATTAATATCGACGGCGAACTGTCTATGTGGGATATCAAGAGCGCATCTAAGTTTGCCTTTGAACGTAAGTTCTCGTCCTACAAATATCTAAAGGAAGGCGATTCATTCGGTTACGTGGATCAGCTATGGGGATATACCTTAGCGGAACGTGTCAAGTATCCTGATCTAAAGATCGGTGGTTGGATCGTGATTAGCAAAGAGACCGGCGAGATGCTGGTATGTCCTGCTGATCCAGACGATGAAGATGAATACCGAAGGAAGCTCAAGGCTACATTGGAACGGTTCCTGGAAGCTGATGATACCAACTTCAAGAGAGAGTTCCCTGATGTACCGGAGACTTTCTATAAGAAACCAACAGGCAATAGGAAGTTAGGATTTACCTGTTCTTATTGCAGTTTTAAATACTCTTGCTGGGAAACACTAGAGTACCAGCCTAAAGCAAAGTCGAAAGCTAGAGATGCCTACGAATACTACACCTTCTATCAAGAAGAAGAAGATATCAGTAGCGTCGGCTAAAGCTAAGGGCCGTAGACTACAGCAATGGGTCAGGGATTTCTTAAGGTCAAACCTGTCAGAGGTAGAAGACGATGACATCACTTCAACTCCTGGTGGCGTTAATGGTCCTGATATTGGCCTTAGTCCTCTGGCCCGTCGCGCATTCCCTTGGACCGTTGAATGTAAGGCCAGAGCACGAGTCGGGTTGTACGATGCCTTAGAGCAGGCTGAGTCTAACCTGATTGACAATACGAGACCAGTAGCTATATATAAGCAAGATCGTAAAGAGCCTATAGCAGTCTTATATGCCAAAGATTTCCTGGAGTTAACCGCATGTCAGAAGAAGCCAACGAAGAAATGAGTTTCCCTATTAAGATTCCTAACAATACGTTTGGGATCTTTGTATCTTGTGAGCCGGGGACACAGAACATCACGCTGCAATCGTATGAGTTCGTAGATGACTCGATCAGCGGCACAAAAGAATATGATGCTATGGCTGTTCTGTCTACTCAGATCGTCGATCTTATCAGTCAGATCATCGATTCCTTCGTGGAAGAAGTGGACGACGACTTTACTAAGTCCGAGTTTGATGACGGTGATCGATACGGACTACCTTTTCCCAAACTTAATACGGTGAATTAATATGGATCGCTGTAAGATTATTCTTGAGGCTAATGATCTTATCACGAGTGACCGGGCTAAGGATTACGGGGATGCTCACCAGAATTTCTTAAACATCTCCAAAGGTTGGTCAGTTATCTTCGGTGTTAATGTAGCACCTGAGAAAGTAGCACTGGCTATGGATTGGCTAAAGACTTGTAGACTTATCACCAGCCCGGAACATGTAGATAGTTGGATTGATAAGGTGGGGTATTCCGCATTAGGCGGCGAAGTTGCTATCAAAGAGGATTAAAACGGATGACTATGATTGATGAGATTACTAAACTAGAAGAAGAGATCGAGCAGCGTAAAGCTAAGATTAAGTCTATCAAAGAGGACGGTCGAAGCGAGATGTTGAATACTATTTCAGAAGCACGCGAGGAATACCGTGAGGCAGCATCTAAGCTAAGTGGTCTGATCGCTGAGTATCAAAAGATGTACCCGGCTTCGCTTCCGCTTACGTATCCGGATCTTCTCCGAGGCACAAAGTTTCGGCTATGAAGTCAAGGGTACAGATCTTATTAGAGATTGACTCGGAGGCTACCTGGATTCCCTCGGATGGTGCATCCGGTGTAGCCGACGAATTAGAAGATATGATTACGGATGCCTTAGAACAGTGCATCGACGGATTAACAGTCAATAAAATCAAGGTTTTAGTTAATGAATAGTTTTAAGTCTAATGCTAATCCGATGTTCCGATCACGGTTCTCGGAGGATATTTTTAATCTTAAGTATTCCCATCCCGGGGCCGACACTTGGGAGGAACTAGCGCATACTCTGGTCGAGGATGTGTGTGGTGATCTACGCAGCGGTGAGCGAGATCTGATCACTAAGGACGAAAAGTCACAACTTAAGAAGTATATCCGGGATCTTAAGTTTGTCCCGGGTGGCCGATATCTGTACTACGCTGGACGGAAGAATCGTTACTATAACAATTGCTTCCTTCTTAAAGCTGAGGAAGATACCCGAGAGGATTGGGCTAACCTGTCTTGGAAGTCTGAGTCATGCCTGATGACCGGTGGTGGAATTGGTGTAGACTACAGTGTATACCGCCAGTCAGGCCGTATCTTGCAAGGTACAGGTGGTGTAGCATCAGGCCCTATTCCTAAAATGCAGATGATCAACGAGATCGGTCGCCGGGTTATGCAGGGCGGGTCTCGTAGGTCTGCTATCTATGCCTCCCTTGGTTGGGATCATGGTGATGTAGATCTGTTCTTGACGGCTAAGGATTGGGACCAGATGCCTGTAGGCAATACTGGTTATACTCTTAAGCAGATTAAAGAGCAGGACTTTAACTTCCCGGCACCGCTTGATATGACTAACATCAGCGTCAACTATAATACGGATTGGCTGTTGAAGTATTGGGAAACAGGGGATGTAGGTGAAGTATTTAAGAAGAATGTTAGACAGGCTTTGCGTACTGCTGAACCAGGATTCTCTTTTAACTTCTTTGAAGACGAGTCTGACACACTTCGGAACGCATGTACAGAGGTGGTTAGTTCTGATGATAGTGATGTCTGCAATCTTGGTAGTATTAACCTGGGGCGGATTGAATCCGTAAAAGAGTTTAGCGACATTGTTGAACTTGCTACTAAGTTCTTGATTTGTGGCACGCTTCGGGCTGATCTTCCTTATGCTAAGGTATATGAGACTCGGGAAAAGAATCGTCGCCTTGGTCTTGGTATCATGGGACTACATGAGTGGTTGATTCAACGCGGGTCTACTTACGAGGTAACACCAGAACTACACCGATGGCTCTCTATCTACAAAGGTGTGTCTGATAAGGTGTCTAAGGAATTTGCCGATAGTCTATCGGTATCCCGTCCTGTAGCTAACCGGGCTATTGCGCCAACAGGTTCTATCGGTATCCTAGCCGGTACAACAACAGGTGTTGAGCCACTATTTGCTGTTGCTTATAAGCGCCGATACCTGACTAATGGTACTAAGTGGAAGTACCAGTATGTAGTTGATAGTGCGGCACAGGAACTTATCGATATCTATGGAGCAGACCCTGAGAATATTGAGAGTGCTCTGGATCTTGCTGATAACTATGAACAGCGTATCAAGTTCCAAGCTGATGTACAGGACTATGTGGATATGTCCATTAGCTCTACGATCAACCTACCGCCTTGGGGTTCAAAGCTAAACAATGAAGACACTGTGGACAAGTTTGCTAACACTCTTGCCAAGTATGCCCACAGACTACGTGGCTTTACTTGTTATCCTGATGGGGCTAGAGGCGGTCAACCTCTTACTGTAGTACCGTATGCAGAAGCAGTAGATAAACTCGGTACTGAGTTTGAGGAACATGTTGAGACTCACGATATCTGTGATATCTCACAAACCGGAGGAAGTTGTGGCGTCTAATACGTCTACTCGGGCCAGACAGACTTTACAGACAGCATTTGAAGCAGGTCGTATTGGGTTCAAAAAGAATATGGTTAATCCTTTTAATACCCGTTCGGATCTTTATAAGGAATGGGAACGAGGATATAACAAAGAATACTTTGAGAACCTCAACCGACTGAAAGAGTCTGGTAGTAGTGTTTGAGCACGAAGATCTAGGAGCAGGAGAGGGTAAGGTATGTTCCAAGTGTGATACATATCTCCCTCTCTCTGCTTATTCGATGCACTCTGGCGGAAACTTTCTCCGACCTGAGTGTCGAAAATGTAATGCAGAATTAACGGTTACCAGAAGGAAACTAAAGAAGGTCTACGGTATGCCCTCTGAACATTACGTATGCCCTATCTGTAACCAAAATGCAGATCAGGTAAAAGGTAAGGGCAATACTAAGAATGGTCCGTGGGTTATAGATCACTGCCACGAGACAGAGGAGTTTAGAGGATGGCTTTGTCACAAGTGTAATAGAGCACTTGGCGGGTTTGATGATAACAAAGAGATCCTTAAGAGAGCTATCGACTATCTAAGTAGAAGAACTAATTTCAACAGAGCAGACGAGATTTGGCGATGAAGGTAGATAAGATTTCTTCTATGGGTACAGACCTTACTGTAGCTAATGCTGCCAGAGTCAGTTTCGATAAAGAATCAGAGTGGGGTCTTGAGATTTCCGACGATCACACGTACATTAAAAGGGTTCTAAAGGAAGGCGATAAGCGGCTTATTAATTATCTGGCAAGATATAATCACTGGACTCCGTTCGGCCACTGTCAGGTAACGCTCAGGGAAACTGTTCCTATCTTTGTAGCACGAGAAAGGTTCAGGCACACCGTCGGGTTTGTCTATAATGAGGTAAGTCGTCGGTATGTGAATGACTCGCCGGAGATCTGGCGACCGTCAGTATGGCGTAGTAAACCGGAAGGGTCTATTAAGCAAGGGTCCGGGGATCAATTTGATGATCAGAACTGGGCCAATGATATGTTTCTCGCCGCTACTATGGAAGCAAAGAAAGCCTATAACCGTTTGATCTTTGCGGGCGTTGCTCCAGAACAGGCTAGGGCTGTACTACCTCAATCAATGTACACCAGTTATTATGTAACAGGGTCTTTGTCGGCATGGGCTAGGTTCTATAATCTTCGTGCGGCACCTGACGCACAGTATGAGATTCAGGAACTTGCCGAGAAGGTAGATGAGATTATCAGACCGTTATTCCCTATATCCTGGGAGGCATTGACAATTGTTACGTAACATTTTAGGTGCAAGTCTGTTAGGCTTAATGCTGACAGCAACACCGACTAAGGCTAACCCGCCAGTGGATTGTCTAGATATTAAGTCTGCTGAACGTACTCTGATGGCGAGGTATAGAGAGAGTAAGATCTTTGTGGGTGCATCAGAGAAAGGTCACCTGATCGTGATCTATTATAATGAGGTCACCGGATCGTATAGCATAGGGTTTGTACATCCAGAACATCCCGACTATATCTGCCCAGAGGATGCCGGTACAGCGGTATATAAACTGGATAAGTATAGAAAAGCAGACGGCTCATAAACAAACAATAACCCCCGGAAGGAATCAGCCAACCGGGGGTTTATTTTATGCTTAGTTATGTATGTTTGAACTAACGCTTTGTGAATCCGCTACCGAAGTATAGACCGGTTATAGCAGCGACTAGATTTGTATCAAGAGGTGTGATAACCAAACCTTGGAACGATACCCATTCAGTAGCTTTCTCCGGCCCGAATAGCCAAGTCAAAAACCCACCTTGCATTTCCAGATAACCGACTGTTACAATCCAAGGGGTGTCGGGGTAGATCAGAGGGGCTACTTTAGGTAACACGATGATTGAGAAGATAGCGGATAGGGCAATGATTCGTCTAGTCCAGGCGAAGTGAGTGTCACGTAGTCCGTATTCCCTGGCAGACTGAGTGATCTTAGCTTCCTCAGTGAGAGCGGCGATATACATCTTGTTACGCTCATGGGATGCTTTGATACTCTGACCCCAGATAGACATGATACCACCGAGAACTGTTGAGAACAGTAAGGTGAATATCTCCATAGGTAAGCCGGTCATTGAGAAGATTCCTTGAGTACATTTTCACCACCAAATGTAATAAAAGGACTTAGAATATTTGTTTCAGACAAAGTTCCGACACCCTTAAGGCGGCGGTAAAGATCAATAGTAGCTAGAAGTCTCTGATTATAGTCTTGGTTATCTTCTACTTTCTCGTCCCTGTACCTTAGATCCAGGATGATCTGACTCATAATTTCTTCATCGGACATGTTTCTTGTATTGAATCCGCTGTCATTCAAGGAGTTCCTGGCGGTAGCAACCACCCCAGGGGTAGGATTACGTAAGCTGGCAAGAACGTCGGCTTCTTCTCCTTTACTGAAACCCTCTTTAACCCTGTAAAGTTCGTACAGTAC